CCATAACAACGTATCAGCTAATTTCTTATTTTTTCGCATGCTCGGTTTAACATCAAGATTTAATCTTTTCGTATAATCGGTTATTTGATACATTATAATATAATTAGATTTAAAAATTTATATAGGGATATTCTTATATAAATTTTATTTAGGCCTGGGATACAACCGCTTGTCCTCCTTGGTAGTTGATCATTACTTGTTTTTTAGAAACGAGACATACCGCCAGTTGTTTTCCATTACCTTGACCAGTTTCTATGTTATAGTGAACCTCTATAGTGGAATTTGCTTTAGTCCAGTTAAACGCTTTGCTTGTTAAATCGAATGCTAGGATGGTTTGGTTATTAGAAAACTCATCAAAAGTAAGATTAGAACCATTGCTGTAATCAATTTTATCATGAGCGGATTTTACAAGAGCGTTATATGCTCTGGCCAATCCAACACGAGCAGTACCATCTAATTCGGTATATCTAGTTAATGGGTATCTGCGGCCGTTGAGAGAAACCTCGCAAGAAGACCAGTTGTTTAAATAGGCCTGGGGGTTATTAGTGGCATCTATTATCTGGTCATTAGCAGGTAGATGTCTAAGTGCCACATATACATAATCTACTTCTTCAGATGTGGTAATAACACGATAATTTCCAACATCACCAGTTAGAGTAGGACTTACATAGGCACTCCAATTATGAAACATAAATGGACTAGAAATTCCACTACTAATTGATTGTTTAAGGGTTAAATCTGCTTCTGGTGCAAGAACGATTCTAGGCGCCCAAACAGACATTCTATTTAAGTTTATTTTTCCTAGTCCTAGTGCAGTTGTATTAAAAATGTGTTCAGCTGCTGAACTTCGTGTAAATTCAAAACTAATTTCTTGATTTACTAGAAGTTTATCTACACTTGCGAACCCACATAATTCTGCTAAATTAATAAAAGCGGACGCTTCTTTTCCGTTATTGTTTCTTAATCTTCTCGACTCGAACCCAGTATTTTTATCAGAAGTGTCGATCTCGAATAAATTAGACCCAGTGTTTTTATACCAGAAAGCGTTAGAAGCATTTTGCCCGTAGTCTTGAGAGTATAATACTAAACCACGTATGTTCTGAGCAATATCCCCTCTTTCCACAACTTCCACGACTTGGCCATTAACTCGCACAGTTAATCGAGAGAATAGGCACCCTATACCATTTGCTAATCCAACACGTGCAGCATCCGCATAATCAGTATCATCGGCTGCTTTAACTAATTTAAAATTAACTTGTAAGTAAGATTCGCTTAAGTTGGTATAATCACTGCTATTTTTGATTACAATCGTCATAATATCGTTGTTAGTAATTACATTGTTGTTTGTCCTATGCTCAACTAATTCGTATTCAGAAAAAAAACCACTCATTGATTTAGGACTGCTTTCAATATCTAATTCTAAAGGCATCATACTCATATTTATATATTATAATAATATAAAATTTTTTAGAAAAATAAATAAATAAAACTCTATATATTTGTTTATTTTTTATTATGAGCCCCCCGTCCTAATTGACGTAACCCCTTGCCTCGTTTTTTACCTAATTGGGTTAACCCATTACCAAATAAGGAGTCTAATTTCAATCCTTTAATATCTTGATCAATATCTTTTCTTATTTTTTTGCCAACTTTTTCTAAATCTTTACCCAATTCGGTTTTCGTTGATTCAACGGCTTCTTTGGCTGCTTCTGTTGAAATTTTCAACTGCTGGTCTACTATATCTTGAATCTTAGTTGCTTGTGCTTTGGATACTCTTTTTCCTCGTGATCTAGCACTTCTTGTTGTTCTAGATAAAGCACGTTTACCCCTTGTTTTAATAGTTTCTTTTACATTTTGGCCTTCTAATACTTCTTTGACTGCCTCTTCTGCTTCTTGTTGAGCAATTTTAGTAGCACGTTTACCTAATTTTTTTAATTCATCTTTAATTTCATCTTTGTTATCTTCTATGTATTTTTCACCTGCTTCCTTAAGACGTTTCCCAGTAGATTTTAAAAATTGAATACCTGCTTTTTTCAATTTAGGAGCTGCTTTCCGAAATAATTTTCGAGCGCCTTTTAATGTTGCCCTTAAAACATTACCTAATCCATCACCATAATAGCGACTTGCTAACCCACGTCCAAATACGGGAACACGTTGAACTCTATTATTCATATACATTATTATACTATATAAACAACATTTAAATATAACGGATTTTTATATAAACTATAAATTAAGGTATCTAAGATTATCTAAATTATCTAATAATATGCCCTGAACCTTGTAATCTTCTATATTTCAAACTTTAGATTCAGAGTGATTATGTTTTTTTTTATGTGCTATCTTCATTACGCCAGCATCATTTTGTTCTGTTTCATCATCTTCATCACTTAGTAATTCATCTATCATTACCTCACCACCTTTCTGTGCCGCATTAATTAACTTTCGAACGCGTTCTAATTCTCGTTTTTCTTTCAATTTTTTCGCCTCTTCTCTTTTTTTTCGGACACGACCGAAAAACGAAGGTATATCGAGCACCTTTATCATAATAATCATAGTGGCAATAAAGCTACAGCCACTTTGTACAAGGTTGACAATTTCGAGATCGTGTGTATTGTATTGAGATAACCACGAAGACGTATCTGTAACATTCATTTTATATAATATAAATATATAAAAAAACATATCTAAATTAAACAAAATATAATATATTCATTATACATACTGGGGGTATTATATAATATATCCATGTAATCTTGATAAGACAATTTTCGATCTCCTATACAAGAATTTATACACGCTAAGCAAAACCACCCACATTTATTAGAAAGGATGTTCTGATTTTGTTCAGTTGATGTGTAGCAGGACGAATTCTTATGGCGTTTTATGTATTTATTAACATCACTTGGCATGTGTTGTATCCCAAAGGGGTCATAATAGAACAATTTTCTATTTTTATGTAATATACATACCCAATGTGTGCCAGGACCATCTATATCATCTAAGTTTATAACAACACACTCATTATTATTTAAGATGGATAAATTTTCTAATTCGTCTTTTGCTACACAATATATAGATATATTTTTATTTTTGCCATATTCTATAATATCTATATTAGATAGAGGTTTAAATATATCTTGATCTTTTAATGGTATCATTTATATATATTTAGAAAATTAAAATATTCTATTATAATATAATATGGAAAATAAAGATAGTGTTTTATTAAATATTTCTAGTAGTGGTGCTGATATTAATGGGTTATCTCACGATTTCAATATAAACTTTTCTAATTTAGCTCTAAACCACACAACAACTACTCATCATAAAATTGCCCTAATATCATACTCATTATGGTATTCTTGGTTTAATGTATCTGCTACTTTAGGAAACAATTTATTTAAATACTTCAATGGAACTACAAATAAAACTATAACAATTCCCGATGGCCAATATGGCGTAAGTGACTTAAATAGTTATATTAAAGCACAAATGACATTATTAGGAGATAACCAAGATAATATTACTATAGTAGGCAATTATAACTCGTTGAAAGTAGATATTACAATAGTTGGATCATATACTGTAACATTTGACGGCACTGGATTAGATATATTATTAGGATTTAATTCTCAAACCTTATCAGCGGGAGTTCATTCATCAGATAATCAACCAAATATTACAAATAGCATAGATGCTGTTCAGATACACACTTCTTTAGTATCACCTACTTCGAATCTTATTAACAATACTCAAAGCACCTGCATACATCAATTTACACCTACATCAGCGCCTGGTGGTAACCTATCCGCCACTATAGCCTCGCCTATATACTTATCTATGACAAATTTAGGAACAATACATTTTGCGTCATTTGGAATTAAGGACAATCTTGGTCGAACATTAAACTTAAATGGGGAGCAAGTGAACCTTGTATTCCATATAATTGAAACTTAAAAATAACTATATATTATAATGATGTATTATATAGTTATATATGGTGTAAGATATTTTATCTATAGAAGTATAGAAGACAATATGCCAAAACATTATAAATGGGTTGCTGGATTGATTTATGTGGTGTTATAGGGGTTTGAAAAATTATTCCACTTTTTCTTTAATGATATATAGGCGTTTGTCTTAATCAAAATATATAATTATCGTTTTATAAATCTTAGAATATTCGTGGGTCTTTCTTTTATAATATTTTCCAGTATTTCTATTTTTTTTATAATATTCCCTCTGATACTCTTGAAGTTTCTCTATATTCTTTTTTCGATATTCTCGATAATATTCCTTCTTATTCAATTTAACCTTTGTCATTTTATATATATGTATATTTTTTATGTCCATAATAACTGGTCCGCATAATACGATGGTGTACCTTTAATATGCCTATATTTTTCGTGTCTTTTTTTATAATTGCGTTTTTTAGTTTCTGCTAATTGTTTATCTTGGAGTAGATAAGTAGGATAATCTCCATAATTTAAAGCACCTATAGATGCCACATATTTACCTTCTTTATCGAATACATCTATTTTTTTATTTTTTCGTATAGATGGTTTGACACTTACTGATAATTTACGGGCCATTATCTTAGTTCGTGGTTTTATTATGTATTTATCCATATTATATATAAATATAATATTTATAAATTTATAAAGAAGCACATTTTAATTCGAAATTTTTCTTAAGAAGGTATTCATACCGATCTTTGTCTTCCGTTATTGCTCCATAAACCTCGTCATTTTCTAAATCAATTTTATCTTTTAATATAATTTTAAGATAATATACCTTTTTCTTATAGGGTTTGTAATGTGATCTATAATAATTCCGCCTATATTCGTGGGTTTTATCTGTATATTTGATATTTGCCATTTCTTATATATTCTATATATAGATAATTATTTTATCTTTATATACTTATATGTCAAAATGTTTTCCATATAATTCGTCCCAATTACGTCTATATCTTAAAGACTTATCCGTAGCAGTATTATCTACTAACATAAATTGGTAGGGTCTATCTAATATTTTATTATATAATTTCTTAAAGTCTTTAGTATCCATATCAGAGGCCAATTCATTTGCTAACATTTGTATTTCTCTATTATTGTTGTTATTAAACAGAACACAATGAGAGAGGTTAAGCCGCACTGGTCTAGGTGTTCGAAAATATAACTGGTTGCATAATATGATAGAAGCATTAGCATGCCGACATCGACAGAAATACGATGCTATTTTCTTTTCTTCTGCTTTCGTAAGGTTGTTGAAATCATCGATTAGTATTAAATTTCGATATTGTTTATTGAAACCTTCTTTAATATCTGGCAACTCATCCAAAGAATCGCTCCATAATTCAATAATTTTATGTTTTATCCCATGTATATCTTCTATAGACTGCTCAATATCTTCTAGATAATTTTTTAAATAAATATACTTAGATTGTGTATTGTGTCTAGAAATTACATATATTTTATCGAAGCATAACTGCTTACATATCATTTGAATTGCCATCGATGTTTTGCCAAGGCCAGAACTGCCTATTGCCAAAAGTCGAAATGGATGCTTAGGTAAAAGAGGGTGGAGTTGCGACTTCTGCGAATCATTCTCATTTCCTACTAGTTTATCAATATTGTATATTTTTAGTATATCATTTTCCAATTCATTCTGATATTTTTTCTGACTTCTTTTCATTTCAATAAATATTATATAATAAGATAAAAAAATAAAATATATTATTAATATATACGAATGATCAACCAAGAAACTTATTATCAGTTAGAAGACCCCGATGTATATAAAGCACGTGCTTTAGCAATAGGTGTTTTAAATGAAGATTTAAAAAATAAAATGATTAAAAGAGAGCATTCCAATTTTAAATTATTGGCGGATGAAATTCAAGCACAAATAATAAAAAAAAAGGCACTAGAATCTATAAGCACAAATACTGCATTAACTCCACAAGAATCAACATTATATACCAGTATCAGTAGGGAAATTGCTACTCCAGAAATTAGTTCAAGTGGTCCAGTTAGTAGAGAGGTTGTTCCAGAGGCAGAGGAACAAGAAGAAGAAGAATCATCAGAAGAGGAACTAGAAGAGGAGGATGTGCCACCATTGCCCGAAACATTACAAATGTATAATGATATGGACGAAGAGCAATTAAACATAGTAGAAGAAGCATTTAAAACTGATTTAGACAATATAGATGATAAGGAAAAATTAAGACAAATATATACAAAATTACAAGAAAGTAAAAGGGTATATGGTGATAGATTAAACGAGGATGTAAATGATTTATTTGATACTCTTAAAGAATATATTGAAGGAATATTAGAAATTGAAGAAAAAGCAGAAGAAAAAGAAGAAGAACGTCAAAACTTGTCCGAAGGTATGCCTACTGAGAATGCATCTTTAACTCAAATTAAGGAATTTTTAAAATCAAAAGGGTTAAAAAATTGGGGCAACCTCCGAAAACAACAAGCGGAAAACATCTTATTTAATATATCTGAAGGTGAGAATATTGAACAGATTCAAATTAGGATTCAAAAATATGTTAATTCAAACAAAGCGGAAGCATCCTTGAGGGGTGGTAGAAAAAGAAGAGCAAGGTCTAAAAAAAAACAGCAAGGTAATGGTCTTACACAATTGGGTGGCGGGTTAAAAGATGATTTACAAAAAGTTATGTTATTAGTAGGTTCTAGAGAGGCAGGAAATGATAATTTAAAATTACAAAAAGAAATTCTTAAAATTCAGAAACGTCTTAAAAAAAAATTAGATAAAATGAAGGAGGTCGATCGAGAGAAATTAAAAAAAGAAATAGAAAGACAGATGATTAAAAAATTGGCAAAATCTAAATTAGAATAATTTAAACAATTATATATTTTTTATCTTGTAATATATAAATGTCAAATATCTTTAATGATCCAACAGACACGGAATTAAACCAGCGGACTATTAACCTCCAAAATTTAAGTGTATTACAACCTACTATTCCAATATTAGATACTGGAAATGCTGTTACTGGTCAAGTAGCATCAAGTGCTGGATTAGCTTTATTGAATATTACTAGTATAGCAGATTTACGAAGTCAAATATTAGAAACAACAGAGGAAGCAGTCGTCTTTACTGCAGATAGCACTAATGAAATAAATTTTTACACTGGGGCAACACAAACAGCATCAGATTTAAGAATACAAATTACAAATGCTACTACTACTATAAATAACACAATTGAAGCAGATGATATTAAGGTTGATAATGCTAATAAAATAATTTGTAATACATACGGATATAGAGATGATAATACAAATCCAACCTACTTATCATTCGATGCACAACACGCACATGTAACAGCACCAAGTGGTATTATGTTAAATGGTGGTTTCAATATTACAAATGGATCACAGGGAACAATAGCAACCACTAATGGCAACAAGGATATAGATTACAAAACACACGGCACAGGCACTCATACTTTTTATGTTAATACCACGACTCAAGTATTAGAGTTAAACAACACAGACAGCACCTTTATATCTACTAATTTAAAAACTAATAATATTGTTAGCAATACCGATAATACATATAACATTGGTACATCAACTAATAAATATGTAAAAATATACGGAGATGAAGTAATAGGTAGATACACACGAAGTAATTATGATTCCATACAAAACACATTTAATGAGATAGAGCAATTTTACACATCAACACCATCACCGATAGATATAATGAATTTTACATTTAGTAAAACAGAGGCAACAAGTGGAAATACCTTAATGACAATAGACGGAGTTGCTGATAAAGTTATTACCTATGCTAAATTAGAATTACACGATGATTTAGTGTTAAATAGCAATATTGATTTAGCATCATTAACTACACCATTTTTAAATGGTTATATTGATAATATAGAAACTGAGAGAATAAGAACACCAACAAATACCCATTTAGAAATTTCACCTAATGGGTCAGGAAATATTAGAACTAATCGACCATTAGAAATACCAGCAGCTCAATCTATTATGCTTTGTAAAGAGAATAATAAGCATTTCCAATTAAATTTAGCACCGAGAAATGAAGCCCCTAATAGTGCTACGGATTCATATGGCAGTGGTCTAACGTTTTGGTCTTCGTTTTTTAGTCAAAATGACGAAGCACCACGTCTATTTGCGAATATAAATTGTAGAACAACAGGCACAAACTGGGAAGGTGGAAGATTGGATTTTAGAGTGCGAGAAGCACAAGGCAGTGGTTTTGTTGGTGCTATATCAGGAGACCAAGCGGCACTTACCTCTCTTCAAATGACAATAACCGCCACGACTGTAGATATATTAAAAAGATTAAATGTAAGTTCGCATATAATACCATCAACAGATAACACAGCGGATTTAGGTGAGCTTACAAAACGATTTAGAAATGGTTATCTTGAAAAATTATATGTTAAAGAGAATAGAGTCTTCGGTGGATTTGGTGCTGGTGCTTATATAGATTTGCGTGGTGTAGGTTACGATGTAAATGGTGAGGGGACAACAACAAGTCCTATCTATTTTAATACTGGATATAATGATGTGTTGGGTGATTTCAGTGAAACTAGAAAATCAATGATTATAGGAAGTGGAGTATCATTACCAACTGGTGAAACTGGTTCAGTTTCAAGAAATAATATCGTGTTTTGTGTTAATAATGATAGTGATAATACAATATCAGTATCTACGAGTGATGAAAAATTTCGAGTAGGACAAGTAGCAAATTACACAAGTGTGGATATATTGCCTAATGTTAACGGCACTCTTTCACTTGGAAGTAGTTTAAAACGATGGGATTATGTCCACACCACTAATATCGCAGTAGCAAGCACGATAAATTCCACCACTATTTATGCTACTACAGTACAAGCACCAAACATCAATCCAACTACAATTGATTTTCCAGAGACATTGGCAGATAAAATATTATTATATGGAACAACATACAAAATAGGAATATCAACTAATTCAATAGATTATACATCTGATGTCCAACACACATTCAAAATTCAGACCACAGAGAGATTGAGAATAGCAGGTAATATAGTATGTTCTACTAATTTAATTCCGAATAATGACAACGCACGAGATTTAGGTGGTTCGAATAATAGGTGGCGAGATATATACGCGGGTAATGGAACTATTCAAACATCTGATAGAAATCAGAAAAAAGATATAGATTATCAAGACATAGACCAATACGCAGATGAATTATTAAAATTAAAACCTTGTTCATACAAATTCATTGATGGAACGAGTGATAGACCACATACTGGTTTGATTGCTCAAGATTTACAAGGAACTATGTTTGAATATTCTGGTGCTTATATTAAAGATAGAAAAAAGAAAACAATTATAGAAGATGATATTACAAAGGAAGTTGATGACGAAGGATTTAACTATGGATTGCGTTATGGTCAGTTAATTAGTCCTATGTTAAGATTATTACAGAAACAACAAGAACAAATACAAAATCAACAAGAACAAATAAATCAACTAATAAAAAAAGTTGAATTATTGGAAAAAGATAATAATGATGTAAATAATTTGAGTTTCATTTAGTTTGACTGCTTAACAAGTTTATTAACCATAGTAGTCATTTTCTTCATTTTATTTTCTAATTTTTGAATACGCTGTCCTAACTCATAATTTTCAGTCTGTAATTTTGCGACCATATCAAACCCATCTGATTCACCATCACTATCAACATGATGATGCTTATTTTCTAATTTTTCTAATCTTGCTAATATATCATCTAAATTAGTTTGATTATCATTTTCATTACTGCTAATAACTTCCTCAACACTTTCAACGATATTAGCACCAGCACTAATAAGACGCTCTAATTTTAACACTCGATCAATTATAGAACCGAACATATTATCTTTAGGGTCTTGCCGAGGAACTTCAACTTCAACAATATTTACATCATCAGGTATGTTTTTAGACCTGTTACGTGCTAACTCTTGGATACTCTTTATAATTAAAGGGATAAAGTCAATATAAGATATACCTAAATAACCATTTTCTCTTTCATTAACAATACCATATTCATCACTAAATAGGGTTTGTATCTGCTGTGCAATCATACCAAAGCGTATTTTATTAGGGTGTGATGTATATCTATACATTTTTGTATCTACTTTCAATAAAGAACCAAGAGCAGAAGGAATCGGTTTTATATCTGTTTTCAATCTCTCGTCTGATACTTGAATAGAATTGTTATGATAAATATTAGATATGAAAGCATTACGAAACCATCTATCACCACCTTCTGTATTATTACCTGTATCACCAGCATCAATACCTAAATCTAATGTATCATTAGCATTAGGCACAATATTAACATAAGTAGTCTGATTGAAATTATCCAATTCCATTTTTAAAGTAGATGTATCGTAGCCTGGAAAATTTGTTATAGCAGAAGGGGGGTCATCATAGGTATTATATCCAACATAAAATCTTAATTTTTGGTGTTGCCACGCATCTCCAGAATAAAATCCGCTTTCTATTTTCGCAGTTGCCCTTGGATTAACATCAGCGTTTCCAACAAAAGTACCCCAGTATGTTAATCCACTTTTCAATCCAATTGTATTATTAACTGGATTTTCCGCTTTCGGTTTTAAATTTAAATTTTGATTAACATTTTCTGCTAATTTTTCAATATTATCTACATAAATAGTCGAATAACCAACAGGGGATGCGTTGTTTGCGATAGTTTGTATATCAGAGTCTGAAGTTAGACTTAATAGGGTGTCTTGGGCATAAGTAGTTATTGTTTTTTTATTGACTTGGTTATTATCATTTAGGACAATAACACTATCATCAGTTATGTTTAAAGAACTAATATTAGATAATCTTTCGCCAACTTCAGTAGATGTAATTGTATCATTAAATATATTCGCCATTATTTATATAATATAAATATATTTTTTTTTTATTATATTATACTATACAAATGGCGAACTCATGGATAATGGCTCTTAAGCATTGGAATTCAATGAAAGGCGGTAAATATGTAGTCCCTAAAAAGGGAAGTAAAGAATATGCGGAGGTTAAAGCAGTTCAAAATAGTATGATAAATGGCAAGGGATTAAAACAATTAGGCACTGGGCATTCGAAAGAACCTAAAAAAAAACCCAAAATGGATATGGGTTATACTGAAGGTGGTTCTTTAAGAAAAGCACTAAATTTAGCAAAAAAAGACCCAAAAGAATTTGTAGATATAGTTAATAGTTTAACACAAAAAGGAGGTGGAATGAAAAAACAGAAAGGAGGTTTTCTTCCAGCATTTATAATTCCGTTTATACCCTCAATCGTTTCTGCTTTAGGCACAGCAGCAGGAGCATTTGCTACTGGGGCAGCAGCGGCAGGAGGGGCGGCATTAGTAGATGAGATTGTAGGAGATGGGCATTCAAAAAAAAAAAATGTAAAAATGTCTAAAAAAAAGCAAGGAGATGGTATTTTAGACTTAATTACACAAAATCCAGAAGAATCGCTTGAAGTTTCCAAAATCCTATCTGGGGCATACATGCCACCTCCTCCTAAAATAGTAGATGGTAAATTACAGATTCAAAAAGGACCTGTTGAAAATCTTATCAGTTCTATTTTTGGATAATGGCGATGTCTATTAAGAAATACGCCTATATATCATTAAAGCAAAAGTGGAATATTTTTTCAAATCCCTATAACACCACACGATTAAGATAAATACCCCCAATTTATAATATATAAGTATATTATTATATATTTATATAGTATAATGAAAGAATATAGAATTATAGTAGGGAAACCTTATAATAATCGATCTTGGATATCAAAATATTCGAAACCATGCTTTTTATGTGCTTCTTGGACGGACGAGTACTATTATGCCGATAAAATAAACAATGACTATATATATAAAATTTATCTGTGTAGATATTGCCGAGATTTTAAAAATAGAATACGGCCCGAGTTATATATTAGATCTGTTCAAAATTATATCAATGCCACGTGGAAAGATTAGGGGATTTTGAAAATCAGTCAAATAAGTCATTTTAGTGACACTTTTTTTATAAGTCTCTCGTAGAGAGTAAATATAAGAATAGTCTTTTTTGACTGACATTGTTTTGACTGATTTGACTGATTTGAACCCCCCTCCCCCGATTCCCCTCTCAAAACTAATCGTAATTATCTCTAATAAATCTATCATATTCCGCCTCTAAATCCTCCTTATTTATCCTATTTTTTATTAGTAAAGGTGCTGTATCCTCCTCATCATAGTCTTCGTCATCTATAAAATATATTCTTTTCATTACATAATTGATATCTCTATTTGTAGGAGCAAAGGAGTTAATACACATAATAGGCAGATCTTCCGTATATACATCATATCCGAGTAAATACCAGAAATATTTAAACATTTATTCTATACAGATATTTTATTTTAAATTTGTATAGAATATAGATTTTTATTTTCTATAGAGTATAGATAATTTCTTTATAAATCTAAATTAGAATTAAATGGTTCTAATTCCATAATTTTATTTAACGGATTATTATAATTTTTCAACATACTATATTGTATCTGTAAATGGTCAATAATATTTTTTTGTTTTCCTTTTATTTTAGTTGTTACTTTAAACAATGTACACTTTTGATTTTTCAATTCTACTATCCCATTTTCGATATCATTTTTTAATAAATTCATTGTATCATTACATTTTCTGTTGTATCCACTACAATCACCCCCACTATCATAAATCTTACTATTACCACCTTTTTCAGTTCCACTAGTCTTTTTATTATATATAATATGGTTAAAACATAATGAATTATAACCTTTATTGATATTATCAATTGTAAAAATATGGTCTTCATTGTATTTAAATCTAAAGCGAATATCGGTTTCTAAATTGATTAATAAACTTGTAAAACATTTTTCATTTACCAATAAACAATTTCTTATACCTCCACCAGTAATATTACAACTTATATTGTGACTACACACACCTACATTATCAAAATGTTTAACATAATGTTCTACAGAAGTGAAAATCTCTTTACTTTCAATCTTGATTTTTACACCATATAATAATCTAGAATAAAATTGAATATTATCATCTAACATCCATATAAATTTTTCACCCTGTTTTTTCCAGTAATCTAGAATGTAGTTTCTTATATGTTGTCCACCATCATTTAATTCAATAGAATAATCCGTACCACAATTGATTAAAACACAATAATCTTTATTTATCCAATTGTTATAATTTTCATATTCGAAATTCTCGCAAAATAAATAATGACTAATTTTCAATTTACATAATAATTTATGGGTAGAACCTAAATTATCGGTATATCTCCCTAAACTTAAAATATTTATTTTGTATTTAATATCAACACCATTATCACCACTCATTTTTTTACAATTTTTATATTTTAAAATATTTTCATCTCGTTCATAATAAGAACTTATTGAATATGTCTTTTTATCGATAGTTGTTTTATCGTATATTTTTTCTTTCATTTGAGTATAAATCCAATTACTAATTTTTTCACCTAATCCATTATTATTCTTGTAACTAATAGTAAAGAAACCACATTTTTCATATTTACAGATTGTATTGTTATATACCATAATTTTATCAAAAGCATATTTATTTACATTTTCGGTATCTTCTTTTATTCCTCCATTTACATGATGTCGATTGACATTTAAAAATCTATCATCATTTATGATAGATTTCATTTTTTCACTATCTTCTAAATTATATCGAATTTTCATACATTTATTGTATCCTTTATTTGAGTATTTTTTAAGAATTCCTCCATCTCTATAATCTATTAAAATTGTAGGATTAGTATTTTCATCAATATTGATAGTTAATTCAAAACCAAAACTCATTCTATATATATAGATAATATTTTATTTTTAAGTATAGATAATTTCTTTATATACTATGGATTTTAATTTATTTAATTTAATTCGTTTCAATTATTTAAAAATAAAATATTTCTATATAATATATAATATGAATAAGTTATTAGATGAAATTAAAAAATCCAGAGATGTCCGTGAAAGCACTTTACAAATTTATAAAAATAATTTAAATAGCCTTTCTAAAGATGTGCTTAATAAACCCTTTAGAAGTAGACAATTTTTATTGAAGCAAAAAGATGCCGTGATTGCGAAATTACAAGAATACAACCAGTCTAAAAGGCGGTCGATGATTGCTTCTATTCTAGTCGCAATCTCCCCAAAAGGTAAGAACCAGCCCCAGAATAAAAACTTCGCCAAGGTCTATAAATTATATAATGCGATGTTAAAAGATGAAAACAAGGTGTACCAAGATTCCATAGCAGATAATCAAAAGAGTGATAAAGATATAGCGAACTGGGTTAATTGGAATGAATTTTTAGAAAAACGAGATGAGCTAGGTGATGAATTAAAGTGTTTAGGATATACCAATTATGCGAAAACTATTAAGAGTAAATGTGATAGACAAAAAATTATACACCACCTCTTATTATCATTATATACCTACTTACCACCTCGTAGGTTGGAATATGCTGAAATGATTTTATACCCTATTGGAGCATATCAACAATTAGGTCCTGACAAAGACAATAGGATTTATTATGTGACCAACAAGGGAAAGTCGTTTATTCATTATGGCAAGAACGCGACTAAATCACAAACAGATAACAATATAATTTTTAACGTGCCTCGACCTCTTTATGATATTATAAAGCGATATATCAAGCTGTTCGAAATTAAGAACGGAGAACTGCTACTCGAAAATGCTCTCGGTCGCAAATACACCTCTAATGGACTAGGCAAAGAATTGAAGAAGACAATGAAGTCCCTATTCGATAAAGAAGGGTCAGTCGGTATATTGAGGAAATCTTTTTTAAGTAATCAATTCGGTGGTGAGATAGCGAAGCAAAAAGATTTAGCAGAGAAAATGAACCATAGCAAGGCAGTACAGCAATCCGTATATGTAAAGATTTAAATAGATATGATATTAAAAATATTATATATACTTAAACATAAAAAAACATAGTATAACATATAAATGCCTAATTATTTAAACGGGAAGCTATACACAATTAGAAGCCACCAAACCGATAAGGTTTATGTTGGAAGCACTACACAGGACTTGTCTGTAAGGATGGCAGGACATCGAGCGGATTTTAAAAGATATAATAAAGGACTTCATAATTACGTTAGTAGTTTTGAGCTATTGAAATATGACGATGCTTATATTGAACTAATCGAACTATACCCCTGTAATAGTAAAACGGAATTAGGGCGGTGTGAGGGCATACACATAAGGAAAATGAATTGTGTTAATAAGTATATAGCAGGGAGGACAACGGTGGAATATTATCAAGATAATAAAGAACATTTTAAAGAATATAATGAAGAATATAGACAAAAAAATAAAGGATATTTTAAGGAATATAATGAAGAATATAGACAAAAAAATAAAGAATATTTTAAAGAATATAATGAAGAATATAGACAAACTAATAAGGAGACACTTAACGAATATCAATTAGAATATAGGCAAAATAATCGAGAAAAAATAAATAAAAAATTTGATTGCGAATGTGGTGGGAAATATACAGCAAACGGCAAAATCCAGCACCTGCACACCAAGAAACATCAGAAATATTTAAATAAATAAATAATATATTGTTATATTATATATTTATAAGCATGATACAATATATATTATTATCAGTCCTGATATTCAATATTTTCTTAGATTATTGGATTCTAAATGATTATATAAACACTATATTATATAATGATAACGACGTGGATTATCCTTCTAGTAAGCTTATCTTTAATCGCTTTCTACTGTAGATATAAATCGTTTGAAATTCGCTCAAAGAGAAATATTCTATAGAGTCGGACCGTTTCAAAACATATTTTTTAAATATATGAATTATATTTAAAAGTTATAAACACTTAAAGATAATTATTATCTATACTATATATATACAAGAATGAAATTTATCTTTAAAGCAGTAAAAAAATCTGAGCCTATTGTAATGGAAACTAAAGAACCCGATTTTACACCTATTAAACTGGAGATTACTGACCTACCTCGCAAGGTTAGTCCCACTTTTTACACTCTCAATGATGCTAAAGAGGCATTAACCGATAATGTTAATCAGGTTATTATTTCCACTCCTAAAAAAGAAGACCCCAGAAAGAAGGTCTTCCTAATCAAAAATAAAAATAAATTGTCCTCATTTCTCCAGAAAAATCCCGACCGCTCCATATTCGAGGTTTTCCATCAATATCCCTTTAAAATGTGCTATGACTTCGACCACAAGAAGACTGAAACCTCATTAGATTTTGAAAAATACACCTCATTAGTAACGGAGTTTATCGGCGATATTTTTAATGATCGAGATTTGTCTATTAGTGGTTCAACGACCGAAAAGAAGCATTCCCTTCATCTCGTATCCCCTAATTATATTATTAAGGATGACAACGATTTAAACCATGTAAAAAATATTATTAGATACTGTCAAAAGAATATCAAGCACGAGGACGGCATTCAACTATTGACTGATTTTGACGATTCCATTTATAAAAAAAACGGCTCAATGAAAATGATTTTTCAAACAAAACACGGCGAGGACCGCTATCAAGAACCACTTAATAACAGCCACAGCGATTTTATTAGTAGCCATTTTATCACCTGCGATTTTTCAGCAAACGCGAAATCCATATCCAGCCACTCCATCGATGGATTAGAGGAACTTAGAACAAACCAAATCGCCACTGACCAGAAAACGGAGTTATACAAGAAACCAACCGCCACCGAAGTTATGGAGTATTTAGATTTAATCGATTCTAAATATTTAGATAACTACGGCGACTGGTCGAAAATCGTGCTATCTGCTAAATCAGCAGAGGTTGATTTTGTGTATATGTGCTATATTTCTGCTAAATCGCTATCCTACGACGGCGTTAAATACGTAGATTTTGACGACTTCCTCGACCGCTACAACCCACATTCTATTAATGAAAAACTAGAGGAATTATGGAATCAATCCAATAACCCTATGACACTAGGCAGTATTAAGCATTACGCTAAATTAAGCGACGAGGCGGGATATAAAAATATCTGTTTTAAATACAGACAAAACAATATGAGCGATAGTTTTGATTTTACGCAAAGCAGTATCGCGACAGAATACGCAAACACTATCGGCGAGGACTTCGTATATTGTAATAAAATTATCTATAAATATAATATTCAATCAGGGTTATGGATTCAAAACCCATCGGGCAACCTATTAAGGAATAGCATCGGTACGGAAATGACCAGCCTATATAGCGATAAAATCAAACAAATAAGCAATGACCCTAATATCACACAGGAGAAAAAACAGGACCTCATTAAAAATTATAGCAAAATTATTTTAAGCCTAAATACTCGTAAATTTCGGTTAGATGTTTATAATTTGGTTTTAGACCTGATAGAGGACAACACAATCGAATTCGAGCAAAATAAATTTATGTTTTGTTTTAATAATAAGGCTTTCGATATTAGAACAGGGGAAACCTGCCGAGCATTACGCGAGGATTATATGTATATCACGACAGGATACGAATGGCGAGAACCCACCACGGACGAACTTAACACCGTCCACGATTTAATAAATAGTATTTTCCCTATTGAGGAGGAGAAGAAACTCTATTTATCTATTTTAAGCACTGGATTATTAGGCGAAACACTCCAGAAATTCATTTTAGCGAATGGCTGCGGAGGCAACGGCAAGGGAACACTAAACGACCTATTTATGACCGCAATAGGAAATTATGGATACCATGCCCATAATCAAATCCTACTAAAACCACTAAAAGAAGGGGCAAATCCTGAAGTCGCTAACATGCAGCATCGTCGCTTTGTAATATACAGAGAACCCGATACGGAGGGCGATAGTCGAATCAATTTTTCAAGTGTCAAGGAATTAACAGGAGGAGCCTCTATTAATGCTCGTTTGATGTATTCAAATAAGACGAAATGTGCCCTAACGGCTACTCATATTTTAGAGTGTAACGAAAAACCAGTAATAGGGGGGAAAATGGATAATTCCGTAGCGAGGCGGTTAATTGATATGCCGTTTAGGTCTACGTTTGTAAATAACCCTGAAGACCACGAGGGCGACTATATTTATAAGGGTAATAATGAAGTAAGCACACGAGAATTTAGAGATAAATACAAATACGCCTTATTTCAAATCGTATTATCTTATTATAAAAATAATTTAGATATTGACGCTATTATTCCCGATAGAATCAAAAAACGAACTACTGAATATATGGAGAGCAATGACGAACTACTACAATGGATTAAGGAGGATTACGAATATACTGGAAACGATAGCGATATAATACGCCTAACTGATTTATTTAATGACTATAAACGGAGTGAAGCATACCGCAATTTAAGCAGAGACGAGAAGAGGAAAAAATCCAAAATTAAATTTAAAGATTGTTTATTTTCAATTAAGAGCATTAAAAAATGTTTTAGAGATAGATACCAGAAAAACGGCAAAAATGAAAGAAGTGTATTTGTTGGATACAGGCTGAAAGACGATTTTATCGATGAGGACGAACTAAATTAAAAGGATTTGTATAATAATTATCTATACTTAAAGCTTAGGTGATAATACAATATAATGAACCATACGATATTAGATAAGCCTCACTATGTTATATTGAAAAATCCACCTACTCGATTCAAGTGCCCCTGTCGTAATACGTCCGTTGATGTTAAATATATAGACCAACACCTAAAAACACAAGGACACCTGAAATATAAGCAGCGTCTAAATCATTTCAATAAGCGGTTAATCGCAGATTAAAAATAATATATTATAAAATTTTATAATATCGTATTTTTAAAAAACATCTTCAAATGATATATTGCCTATATTGTTATCATTTCCAACCTTGGCGAGTGAGTACTCACTAACCCTTTTTTCAAAGAAATTTGTTTTATTTTCTAATGATATTAATTCCATAAATGGAAACGGATTTTCCACATTATATAATTTATCATAGCCGAGTTGAACGATGAGTCTATCCGCTACAAACCTAATATATTGACTCATCAGTTCTGAATTCATCCCAATAAGCCTACATGATAGAGCCTCATTTATAAACTCCGTTTCAATATCAACACAATCCCTTATAATAGAATATATAGTACTATCCATTAATTTATTATTTAGCATACCATATAGCAAAACGGCGAAATCAGTATGCAGTCCTTCATCTCTTGAAATAAGTTCATTACTAAATGTTAGTCCAGGCATCAATCCACGTTTTTTTAACCAATAAATAGCACAAAAACTACCAGAAAAAAATATCCCTTCTACACACGCAAACGCAACTAATCGAGTGGCGAAATTAGACGATTCATCCTCAATCCATTTTATAGCCCAAGACGCTTTTTTAGCAATACACGGGATCGTATTGATAGCATTAAAAAGATGCTTTTTATCCACTTCGTCTTTTATAAGTGTATCTATTATTAAACTATATGTTTCACTGTGTATATTCTCCATCATGAGTTGAAACCCATACGCACACCGAGCCTCTGGAATCTGTATTTCACTTAAGAAACGTTTGCCTAAATTTTCTAGCACTATGCCATCACTTCCAGCAAAAAAAGCCAAAATATGCTTTATGAAAAACTGTTCATTATCACTTAATTTATTATAATCTTGGAGGTCTTTCGATAGGTCAATTTCCTCAGTTGTCCAAAAACACGCCATTTGTTTTTTATATTCAGCCCATATTAGATGGTGTTCTATAGGAAATAAAACAAATCTATTTTCATTTTCAAATAATAGCGGTTCCATATATAATATAATTAGATTTAAATTTTTACTGTAAATTTTTAAATCTAATTATATTATAATGTATCAAATAACCGATTATACGAAAAGATTAAATCTTGATGTTAAACCGAGCATGCGAAAAAATAAGAAATTAGCTGATACGTTGTTATGG